CAAGGAAAAAAAAGACGAGAGCTAAAGACCCGTGCCCTGTTTGTGACAAAGAATTATATCACAACAAGTATTATAGCAAAAGAATTGGTCTTTTTGATATTAATAGCGAAAGTCACGAAATTTTAGGTTGGTCTTGCCCCCATTGTGATTCAGAATTTGATAAATTGGATAATATTATGTATATTTACGGGCAGAAATATGCACAAGGAGAGAGTTAATAATGAATTTTTTTAAAAAAATAGAAAATGCACATGATGCAATTGATACCATAATAGAACAAACTAAACTTATAGATGATTTTAGATTTGGTCAACATGGCAATCTTCAAACTAATTTACTTGAATCATTGGTAGAATCTTCAAGAGGTCAAGGTAGCTTAGAGGATTTAATACAATTATCTCTTAGTGCTAGAATAGGTAAAAATAAAGGCACTCAACTTGATATAAGCGGAGGCAAAGGAAATTTCGGATTAAACCTTTCAAAATTATTTTAAATGACAATTATTTATGAACATATAGCCACAGATGGAGCAGCCAAACAGTCCCCTCTATCTCACTGCACTCACAGTTATAGCGTATATCCTGCTTTGTTTGTGGCTAGTTATTCCAAATTGCCAAAATGGGAGAATGATTTATATGGCAAATGAAAACGACCAAAATGTATTATTAGATAGCATGTTAAGAACTATGGAGTTTGAAGGAGGATTTAAACCTAACGTGTATTTAGATACAGAAGGATACCCGACTATAGGTTTTGGACATTTATTAGATAGCACAAAATACAATATTCCAGAAGGAGCTTCAAAAGATTGGGTTCCAGAACAATATAAAGATATTGTGTGGACAAAAGAAAAAGGTGAAAAAACTTTTTTAGATGATTATTTAAGAATGGAAAAAGATGTAGCAAGTAGATATGGAAAAGATGAATTTTCAAAATTACCTACTGACGTTAGAGATGTTTTGACTGATTTAGCATTTAATATGGGCCCATCAAAATTATTTGGTAAATTTAAAGGTTTTCTTAAAGATATAAAATCAGGAGAATACGGAGAAGCTGCAAAAGAACTTAAATATAAAAATCCTGACAAAGGAAATATGGAAATGAGTTTATGGTGGGACCAGGTGGGAGGAGACACAACTGAAGCTAAAAATTTAAAAAGGTCAGGAAATAGAGCTACATCTGCTTTTGATTTACTAATGTCTCTTGTAAAATAAAGGAATATTTTTATGAAAAAACAATGACCAACAGAACAATGGGCATCGGCGATACCCGTAAAAGATGCAAAGGATAGAGGAACTCCAAAGTTTAAAAGTGGAGGTAAAACTCCTGCTTGGCAACGTTCAGAAGGTAAAAACCCTTCAGGAGGGTTAAATCAAAAAGGAGTTGATTCATATAAAAGAGAAAACCCTGGTTCTAAATTAAAAACAGCCGTAACAACACCTCCATCTAAACTTAAAAAAGGAAGTAAATCCGCCAAAAGAAGAAAATCATTTTGTGCTAGAATGAAAGGTATGCGTAAAAGACAAAAACCTAGTAATAATACAGGAAAAGATAGATTGTCTTTGTCATTAAAAAAATGGAATTGCTAAATGGCCAATCTTAATCTTAATGGAAATATATCCCAAAATGAAAAGATTCTTGAAATGGCATACAAAGACCTTATCGTATTTGGTAAATTATTTTCCCCACAAGACTTTTTAGCATCAGCAACTCCCGATTTTCATAATACTGTAGGTAAAAAACTTTTAGATAGAGATATACAACAATTGGCTCTTGTTTTGCCTCGTGACCACGCAAAGTCAACCTTAGCAGCTACGGCGGTACTTCATAGGTTCTTATTTGCGAATAAAGAAAGCCCAGAATTTATCGCTTGGGTCGGCGAGGCACAAGACCAAGCAATTGATAACCTTAATTGGATTTCTAATCATATATATGAAAATCCTGCAATTCATTACTATTTTGGTGACTTAGAGGGTAGTAAATGGACTAAAACCGAAATTGTATTAAAAAATAATTGTAGGATGATTGCTAAAGGAGCAGCACAAAGGCTGCGTGGTAAAAAGCAATTATCAACAAGATATACTGGAATTATACTTGATGACTTCGAATCAGAGTTAAATACTAAAACTCCTGAAGCAAGGCTTCATATTAAGAATTGGGTTACTGCGGCTGTTTATCCAGCGATTGATTTTGATAAAGGCGGGTTTTTATGGTGTAATGGCACTATTGTGCATTATGATTCATTTTTAAATGGACTTGTTAAAGGTCATATCGAAGCATCTAAAAACGAAGAAGAGTATTCGTGGGATTTAATTACATATAAAGCAATACTCGATAACGGCACTCCATTATGGCCTTCACGTTGGCCAATTAAAAAATTAGAAGAAAGAAAGCAATTTTATATCGATTCGGGTACTCCTTCCAAGTTTTATCAAGAATATATGAATCAAGCTAAATCTCCCGAAGACCAAATATTCTCTGAAGAAGATATTACCGATAATTTTTATAAAGGAAATTTAAAATTCGATGATGCTGCGAATTCGTGGTATTTAAACTTAGATGATGGAAGGAAAGAGTATGTCAATATTTACATTGGGGTTGACCCTGCTTCAACACTTAGCGCTAGGAACGATTATAGTGTTATTATGGTTATTGGGGTTACCGCTGATTTTGATTATTACATTATTGAATATTGGAGGCAAAGAGTACTACCAATGGACTGCGCAGATGAGATATTTAAAATTGCAGAACGATACGACCCAATTAAAAGAATAAACATTGAAACTATATCATATCAAGAAATGTTAAGAGATTATGTTCATAAAAAGAGTAAAAGAGATGGAAAGTTTTTACCTGGAATTGAACAAGGTATTAAAGGATATGGTAATCAAAAAAAGAAAGATAGGCTATTTGAAGGCTTACAACCAATGTTTAAAGCGGGAGCAGTACATTTAAAAAAGAATATGCATGAGTTTATTGGAGAATTACTTGATTTTCCAAAAGGAACACATGATGATACAATTGATGCATTTTGGTTATCAACTCAATATGCAAGAGGCAATAAAAAGGCTGGAAAAGTTAAAAAAGTTAAAAATAATAAAAATGAATGGGAAAAGCCAAGAAAACGCTATAATTGGATGACAGGGGCACGCACTTGATTTATATAATAAAATTATCTTATATTACGCATTATGATAGAAACCGATAAAAGAGCAGAATACACAAAAGAATTATGGAGACGTTGGTCTGATGCTCGTAAAGAATGGGAAGACCATGCACGAGAAGATATTGACTTTTATCTAGGTAATCATTTTTCTGCTGCCGAAGCAGATGAACTTGAAGCAAGAAATCAATCAAATATACCTTTAGATAGAATTTATTCTGCTATTGAGCAGTTTAAAGCAATTATTACATCTAAGCCACCTAAATTTTCAGCAATGCCAAGAGAAGATTCAGATAGTGATTTAGCAAGTGTATGGAAAACAATACTTGAATATGTTTGGAATATATCTGATGGCAATGAAGTATTTAAGCAAAGCATACATGATTATGCTGTTACGGGTCTTGGGTATTTTTATGCATATGTAGATAGAGAAGCTGATTATGGAAGAGGTGAAGTTAAGTTTACATATGTTGACCCATTTAGAGTTGTAGTTGACCCAAATGCAAGGAGTAGATATTTTGACGATGCAACGGGTATGATGTTATCAACTATATTTACTAAATTCCAACTATTAGATTTATATCCTCAATTAGCTGAAGAACAAGAAGATGGTAAAATGTTAATTGATTTAGTGGAAAATTATGATGAAGATGATACATATCCTAATCCATTAAATCGAAGAACTGTTGGTACATTTACTCCTGATTATATAAAAGATAAAGATACAGGGGAAGGTTCTGAAAAATATCAACTAATAGAACATTTTTCAAAAATTAAAGTTCCGTATTATAGATTAGTATCTTTAGAGACGGGTGAAGAAAGAATACTTGATACTGAAAATATGGAAAAGTTTATTGCTGACCCTAAAATGGCTAAAGCATTAGAACAAGGACTTCTTGATGTGGTAGAAGTTCAACAAACAAGAATTAAATTAGTATGCACTCTTGGACAAATAGTATTATATGAATATATATTAAATACGGATAAATATCCAATTGTTCCTATTCCTAATATTTGGACT